GGATCTTTATAATTTGGCACGTATAAAATCATTGCCAAACGGTTGGTTTCATATAAGTATATCTCATCCCATACCTTAAGTGCTTCTCTTGCATTACTAGATCTAATCGTACGATCCACATCACCTAGAATACTTTCAATTCTGGTAGAAGGAGATGTAGCAACCTCAGTTTTTTTCTCTGCAGTATCACAACGTCCAATTTGAATAATAATTTTATTATAAAAATATGAATCTGGAACAGTATTTAAAGATTCTTCTAGTCGTGCAAAGTCTCCTGCTGGAACAGAAACTGTAAAATATCCTAAATGATATCTTACTCTACTTTTATCAAAGTTAGATAACTGCACTGATAACTACCACTGTTCTTATATTATAAAGGTAATAAATTCAAGTCATTACATTGCTGCATTAGGATTTGATCCCATTATATAAGACATCAGAAAATCTTCGGTTGGATCACGTTGCGATTGTAGTAAGGAACTAATCAAACCACTGTAAGGACTAGTTTTCTTTTCTGATTTACCAAGGTAGTCAGATAAAAAATTAAGAGCTGACCCGGCACCTAATAATTGATCCTGTTGTCGTTGTGAAAAACCGCTTGCTTGTGTAACGGGAGGTGGTAGTACTGGAGTCTGAGGTACTGTTAAACCTCCATCACTTTCTGGACGATCAATATTACCATGGCCCACGCGGTATAAGACTTTACCTGATGGATCCAATGCTTCTGAGAAATGCCCATACCCTCCTCCAGAACCACGTCTTACCTTTCCTCCTGCAATTGTAGGAATATAAATAGAAGCATCTTCTACGGCTCCTTTTTGAAATCTGGATTGTCCTTTAAAAGGAACATAAAAATCATAAGAACTAAAATCAGCAGAAGAAGGTGCATGCGCCGCAGCTACTCTTTGAAGTAATCCTGCTCGTTCTGAGAAAGGTTTATTTACATCATAAATATCTGTTGAAACGCCAGCATTAGAAAATTCAATATTTCTTTTATTTTGTGCATATCGATTAGCAAGAGTATCAAAAACTTTTACTCGTTCTGCAATGGGTAATGAGTTTAAAAGTTTAAGATCAATATGGTAATCACTAGAACCACCTATTTTGCTAGAGGGGCCAGTAAAACCTGCACGTACAGTAGACATGTTGTTTTATTTTCATTATAAAATAAAGAAGCCCCAGTGAAGTGGGGCTACTATTAAACACGTATCAAGTTAGCTGCAAATACAGATTCCCAATCAACACGTTTCACTTGTTTCAGCTGTTCCAAGGTAGTGAATCTTTCGCCGGATAAACTCATTTGGATATCTTTAAGTTCACGTGCAGTCTTTAATCCGATACCTTTAATATGATCAGCAATCATTTGAGCAGTTGCTGAATTAATATTTAAGCGTATATCAGGGGGAAATGCACGTGGCTCTTCTTTAGCTGCTTTATCTTTTATTTGTAATGTCTTAACTGTTTTTGTAGCTGATTCATCAGGTGTGATTTCAGTTTTGTAAACAGTATAAAGGCGACCGTCTTGATCTTCGACCAAAAACCAATCGCCATTATCCCATTCACTAATAACTTTAACTCGTGCACCCGTTTTTGTGTGTTGGTAAAGCATGTAATCCAGAAGATCTGGTTTTAGTTTAGCCTAAACCACTCACAATGGGAACTAATTAAGTACTTACCGTACGATTTGGTAAGTATTGCTCAATTGAGTTGTAGTCTGGTGCATTATCAGGCACGATATAACAGGCTTCAACTAGTAGATAACCAGTTAGGCCAGCAGCTTTATCTGCATCTGAGATATACACACCGCCAGTAGCGGTAAGAGCATTAGCAGTACCTTTGGCATACACTTTAAATGTAGTACCAGTAGTCAATATCTTGTATGCAATACCACTATTTAATAAACCAGATGCTGCGTCTATTTGTGCCAAGGCAGAAACAAATACAGGGAATGAGCCAAGGGCTTGTGAGCCGCCAGCAAAGTAAATTTTAGTAGCAGCATCACCTGATACTGTAGATGTAAGTACAGCAGCGGCTACTGGCTCACCAGAAGCAGCTACGGGAACACCTGCATTATCACGGCCAAAAGCAAGTACTGTACCTGTAGTAGCATATACACCTGATGCAACACGATTATCGCCCCAACCGGAGGCAACAGATAGTGCAGAACGATAGATATACGCTGCTTGCGTGGTATTACCACTAAGTACCATCCCAGTAATATCAGTACGTGTATCGTCCTGACGATAAGGAGAAGGGATAATTACACTCATGGTTTGACCATAAGTAGCAGCATCACCTGATTTCCAGGTTACAGGAACATAACCACGTTGTTGAAAGAAACGCCAGCCGGGAACAGCTAATACAGAAGTAGGGCCATCTGCAGAAGCATCAACTGTAGTTCCACCAGTGGTGTCAATGTTTTTATACCAGCCATTTAAATCTCCTGTCCAGTTACCTGGAAAGATTTTTTTAGTTGACAAGTAAGTCATTTAATTCTCCGTTTTGTTTTATTGTTATTTATCAAACAGTGCCATCATCTTGAACAAAACTATAGGCAGTGGTAATAAAATCTTTATTCAAGATATCAAAACCAGCATAGAGTTGCCAGATCAAGATAATAAAGCGGCTAAAGTCATCATTATTGTTAATGAGTACTTGTGCATTAGGACCGCCAACACCAACACCTACAGCTTGTGGACCAAAGAAGAAACCTTGTGCTACTTCTTTGCTGCCATAATTAGAGTTATCGAATGTAGCAGTAATATTCTTGGTGGGGAAGTTGGTTGATTCGTAGAACTTCACACCTTCAAATTGTACGCCAGTAGGCATTACAGGTTCACCAGCAAGGAAATAACCTTGACCAGCTTGTGGACCCTGGAAGAAACCAGCGTTGTTAGGCATCATCGGATTACCCGACATATACATGCCTTGACCTGGATTACCTGCATAACGTGCAATTTCACGGAAGTCAGGATCACGACGCAAATGCATCATGAATGTAGGATCACAAATACAACGATACAAACCATCAGAGAAGGTAGGAACGTTGCGCTTACGTAGATCTTTTACTACATTCAGTAGGTCAGTACGAACAGAGAACTGTTGTACATTATTACCGTATTCTGTACCATCATATGTGATACGACCGGAAGCATCTTTAACTTTACCAGCAGGGAAGAAATATCCACCTTGTGTTGTTGATGCTACACCATTAGCTTCTGCTTTGGATAGTTCATCAATGAACACACGATCACGCCAACGGCGATAATCATCAAGTAAGGTAAGGGAACCAATGGATTGGTGGAACATATTCAGATTACCTGTATCCAGCAAGAGGCGCTGTGCAGTAATCAGTGTTTCACGTGCAATCTTAAAGGTACTGGGTTGAGTAGGATCGCCAGGATCGGCAGGACCAGTATATTCCTTAAGTACCACAAGAACTTTTTCTTTTGTGATATTACGGCTATTGGCAGTACCAATGGTTTGATCGGCAATACGTTCGCGGCTATCCTTAGTACCAGGAGTACCCCAAAACTTATAGCGATCTAACTGAACAGTTTGACCAGGTTGACGTGTGAAATCATGAACCACTACTGGTTCAACAGCCATTTCACAGATGTAAGCAGGATGAGGACGATAAAGTTCCGCACCTAAGATTTTTGGAAAATCATTATCAATAAACATTTTAGTTTATTCTCCAGATTCGCGGGGAGTGTTTTTACGAAGCGAAAGATTCAGACATACGCATGTCTTATCTATCATAAATTGTAGCAGTTAGTAATCTTGGGAAATTACATATATTGCAAAGTAGTTGTTGCGGCACGTGCACCTCTTGTATTACTTGAACCATAAGATTCAGGATCTACATATTGTTGCTGTTGGAATCCTGGTACACCCATAGAGCCAGGGATGGCTCCAAGGGCAACACCTCCTAGACCAGCGAGACCAGCGGCAGCAGGAGCAGCGGCAGCAGCAATACCTTTTTGAATAGTGCGTTCAAAAGGAGTACCTTGTGTCTGGCCAGCCAATGCCGCCATTACCTGTTGATTACCCATCAAAGCTTCAAGTTTTGTATTAATAGCTGAAGCTGTTTTTTGACGTAAACCGCCTTCAGGGCCTTTTTCTAATTCTTCTAGAACTGCGCCAAGAATTGGCGTAGATCCTTTGTGAATTGCGCTGCCTAGATATGGTGCCATATACTTACCAGCAAGACGAGCACCAAGTAAACCAGCAGCTCCGCCAAGGGCGCCACCAACTCCTGCAAGAGCTGCAGATCCTGGATCTTCACCTTGAGAAAGAGCATACCCACCTGTTGCTAAACCAGCTCCAAGGGGTATGCCTATTTTTAAACGATTACGCATTGGATTACTCCATTACAAATAGTTTATTTGCAACAGTTTGTGGTTGAGCTTGATTCAAAACACGCCAGGCATTTTGTGGATCATGCGCCATCATTTCGTTAAATCCACCCCAGAAATTTTGGGGTTGTTGTGGTGCAGAAGCATCAGGTGGTGCAGGGAAATTACCATAACCAGGTACTACTTGCTCTGTACGATAACCGGGTGTTTCCAATTCAGCCTCACTTTCATATACAGGATAAGGGCCTTCTGGACCAAAGAACTTCAAGGTGTAATCACTTAATACATCGGGATTTGTTAAAATCTCGTTATAAGCTAAATTTTCTTGATGTTCATTTACTGCGAAATTAGCATAACCTTGCAGTAAACCTTGTGCTCTATTGCCCCAAGCTACAGCACTATCAAGCATGCCTTCAACTTGAAGAGCATAATTATTTAGTATTGCTGGAGCTTCTACCCCGAACGCGTCGATTACTTGGCGGGTTGGGTTGCTTAGATCCAGGTAATCCGCTACTTCCGCCAGTGAGGGACTGGAGGAGGTTTGGGAATAGTTGGTTGAGTAGTCCTGGTTGGGATACGAGGTCTGCGTCACCAAGTTGGGCGTAGGCTGGCCGTAAGGTGTCTGGCCGTAATTGGCCGGGGCGTAAGCTTGTGTCTGAGCTGAGGGTTGACCCTGGAACGGGGATTGGACTGGTGCGCTCAGCAGTCCCACTACTCGATTGAACGCCGACTCCCATGGGTTCCCCTGTTGTGCTGGTTGGGATTGGGGGGCGTATTGAGTAGGGCTTGATTGGTAATTGATACCCGCTTGAGGTACCGCTTGTGGGTAGCTGGTTCCCACTTGGTAATTGACTGGTCCCTGGTAAGCTTGAGCTGGAGCTTGTTGAGCCGGTACTGCCACGTAGCTGCTTGGCGCTACTGATGTCGGTACTTGGCTCATCTGTGGGATCGATTGGACGGTAGCGTCCTGCATAACTCATCTCCTTTTGTAATGCTTCTAATGTTCGATACAGATAAGGTGTGAGGTCAAGTCTTGGATCAGCAGCCATCGGTAAATCCGGTGACTGCGGGTGGGGAGTCTGCATCATGCCCCCCACTAATTTCGCAAAAGCAGAGTATGCACCCTGCAGTTCGTTGACCATTCTGAACGGAAACCCCGATAACATCGAGGCCCGCTCCTCATCCGTTTTTGACGGGAAGAGGTACTTCAGTGCTTCAATACTATCAACACCTAATTCTTGGAGGTTACGTACCACGATAGAATTATTAAGTATATCCTGTGTAGAATCTTCGTATACAGGTCCTAACCACCTCCAAAGCATAGTTATATCCCCATCTGGGATCAATCCAAGAGTACCGGGGGGGATAAATTGTGTTTCTACACATGCTTTCATAATTTGTTTTATTTTTTCTTCAAATCCTTTTATTGCAACCTCATATAAATCACGATCTTCTTTAGAAGCTTCTGAGCTAGGTGCCATTGGTTTTTCAATACCCGTTGCAGCAGCTAATGTTTCACGGAATAAACGTTCTTCTTGATAAATGATTAATTCTAAACAACGACAGATACCGTAAGTATATATTGCATTTGCTTTTTTCTTTGATGTAGCAGATACACGACCAAATAATGATTTATATTCTGTTGCAGTAATACCCGCAGATATTGAAAGTTCGTCTACACCACCAAGTGCAGTACGTATTTCTTCTCGATATTGACGAGTAAAACTATTTTGATCTCCTGTTATAGCATCTGGAACAATATAACCAACTCTATCGTTTGGTTCTAAGTTAGCAATAATTCTTGGCACACGAATTTCACCATCAACACCTCTGGTAAGAGGATCTGATTTAAACCGAGATTGGCTTAAGGGTCCCATCCCAGTAAACCCAGAATTTGCTGCGATAGAGGGACGTTGTAATGTTGAATCAGACCCTGATTCTATTAGATCAGTTTTAGGTCTAGATGATAATAGTGTGGGGCTACCAAAGAATTGAATATTTTTACGCATGGTACGAACCATGCCATCATGTGTAACGATATGATTAGCTAACGAATCAAATTCACCAACTCCCTCATTGGAAAAACCTTTAGGATTATTAAAGATTTCAACACAGGGTATAAATCCGAGGGTATTTTTAAATGTTTGCGTACGACCTAACACTGTATAGTTAGGCATTTCAAATGACATCTCTCCTTCGCTATGTGTTTCTTCAATTACATCTGCTTTAATAGATAAACGAATATAACGTTTAGCTCCCTGCGTACCAGAGAATGCAGTACCTGATATATTAGCAATGTTAATCCCATCGTTAAAACCTGTACCTTGACGTACTTTATAACTATAGATAATAACAACTTCTTCTAGATCACCATCGATTCCGTAATAAGAACGATATTCTTGTTGACGAAAGAAATATAATCTATAATTGGTTTCAGTAGGACGGATATAAAATAAACCTTGCCCATCACATAAGAAATATTCCCAAATCGAATCTAGTCTCGTATCTAATCTATTATATTTTAATACGCGATCAATAAAATCTTTACGTTGATTACCAAAGTTATCTTGTCCTGGAAAAAATTCAACTCCTTGGCGGATACCAAAAAGTTTCATTTGAGCTACATGGGATGCAACAATACCTGTGTCAATATTTGAGCTACCGTCTTTCTCAAGATAGGAGTCAACAATTTCCTTAAGTCTTGCAGTTGCGTCCACGTTTTATTTAAATACTGTCATGTAGTTAAATCTTAGCATCTTTAGTGAAAGTTTAGGATATTTACCGGCGTTTATTAATATATGACTCTAAAAAGTCCTGGTCAGGATCAGACGATACTCCCCTTGGAAGAAGATGTATAGGTATATCACCAGAGAGAAATCTACCTGTGGAAGGTGGACGGGTGACTTCTGGTGGTTGCCCTGAAGGTAAAGAAGCTAGGGGTAAGCGTCCGCTGGGGAATTGTTGATTACCACCAAACGGGATATTAAACTTAATTTTACCAAATACTCCTTGTGGACGATCATAACCAACTTCAGCATCAGCAGTTTGTCCCAAAGGAAAAGCTACCTTTGCTCCTGGATTATCCTTAGTAAAATTACCACTTAAGGCACCAATTGGAGTCTGTAAACCGATTTCTTTATTTCTTGCATTTACATCTACACCAAAGCCATTTCCAAAAGACAAATTCATCCCTCCTCCCAAGGGATCAATAGTTGCCCTGCCCGTATTATTTACATCATTTAACTGTAAAGGGCCACCTGTAAAAGCACCAAATAAATTAGCTGCAGTTGAAGAATGTTTTAAATGAGTCGGAGATGGTATCACCCCAGTTAGCTGGGGTAAGGCACCAAGTATCTTAGGCGCATTTAAGGTATTTAATAATTCTTGAAACGGATTCATTACTAATAATTTCCAAGATTTCTTCCATAATTTTCAAG